CGTGATCTTTTAACAACATTTGGAGGCTTTACTGCGAACGATCTTGCTCGTTTTGGTCCCGCATGGTCATCAAATACTCTGGCAATTCCGGTTGGAACAGGCGAGCAGTGGATAAAAGTAGCAGAATTTAATGGAGGGGTTCGCACTCTTACCGTAATGGTAGAGACTTACGGAGACAACACTCAAGCGACAGATGCATTTATCGTAGCGTGCGCTTCTTATAGTATGCCCGCAAATATTTTAAAATTACCAAGCACTCGTTATAATGCTTCAAAACTAAGAGAAATACGTACAAAATACGTCAATAATGCAGCTTATGAACTTTGGGTTCGAATGGCTTCTATTACCTCTTCAATCGGTGGTATAACTGTTCGTATGAGCACCTCAAATGTACTATCTACGTTATCTCCTGGAACGGAGCCAACAGTAGGCGTAATGGATGCTACACTTGATGTATCTGTTGATGATCGTTCAGACTTTACAATACAAATGTCTGGAGGGGCCGAAATAAATAAAAACCTTCATGTAGTTGGAAATGCCAGGGCTTCGGTATTTCAGGATTTAGATAATACTGGTTATTATCTTGATGCATCTTCAACAGGCAACTCATTAAAAGTCAATGGTAATTTAGTCATTGATACCGGTAACGGTAAAGGTTTAGTCTTTTGGAATAATCCAACAAACTACAAAATTTTTATGGCCGAGGCTACTGTTTCAGGCGCAGGCCGTGTCCCAGGGGAAAGTACATCAGATTACAATATGTACTTTAAAATGACTGGAGGAACAAACCGCGGTTTTGTATTTCAAAACGGTACCTCAAACGTAGCCGGTGTTGATGCATCTGGTAAAGGTTACTTTGGTGGTGGAATTTTAATTAATCCGCTTACTAATTATACTGGAAATCTTACTATAAGAAATGGAGACACGTCTACTTTTGCTAACAGTTCTTCAAACATTATATTTGCTTGGGGCGGTGATGCCGGATTAAAATATCAACATTCTATTAAATCTCGGCATCAATCAAGTTCTGCCGCAGGCAATACGATGGACTTTTTCTTATGGGATTATGATAATGATACAGCCACAGAGCTTGGAACGCAGCATGCCCTTTCACTTGAAAGTGGTGTAGGCCTCGACCTTAAGACTGGAGGTTATCGAGTCGGAGGCCTCACTGTAATTACAAGCGATCGTAATATACAAAAAGTTGGAACCGGCGGATTTAGCGGTACTGTTACTGCGCCTGCGTTTGAATGGAAATATGACTCAGCCACCTCAATTACTGCGGAGCTTTTATCTACAGATACTCTATCTTTCTCCGGAGATAGTGGTCAATTATTCTCAATTAGCGATACTTTATCAGGAACAATTTTTTCTGTAAATGATATTTCCGGAGTTCCTTCAATTGAGGTTGATGATGATGGTACAATTCGACTGGCAGAAACTACAGGTAATTTATTGGTTGGAACTGCTTCTGATAATGGGGATAAAGTACAAGTAAATGGTACATTGTCCACTAGTCAAATTCATGCAATGAACGGTATGACAGTGCCGGCTTCAGGTAATAATGTTACAGTTAAAATAGGAAAGACAAACAGCAATTCTGAAGCGTTATTAATTTCAAACCATGCTGGTGAAGCTCACACATGGTTTGGTTATTTTAATGGCAGTAACTATATTACAGCAGATGCTGATGAAACAGATGGTAAAACATATCTTCGTACATATGCTGCAGCAACAGGATATACAAATCTTTTTGTTGTTGATGGAACTGGAGCTAGCGTTGAGCAAGGCAATCTTTATATTGGCGATGGAAGTTTACAGATTGGTGGTGAACTAAGTATTAACTCCAGTGGCCATGTTTATACCAATGTAATACAAAGTCCTTCGTATACACAATCATACATTAAATTAGCAGATGGTCAAACATTATATACAGGAGTAACAATTTCCTCTATTGGTGGAGTAGGCATACTGCTCGATGGTAATAATAATGACAACGGCCCATTTTTTATAGGGCACGGCACAACTGATCCTGATACTGCTACTGAAATGATGACGCTGACACAAGCAGGTGCTGCGACATTTGCTAGTTCAGTAAGTACTTTAGATATTCGTACGGGAGGATACGCTCCTGCTGTAGACTATGATTTTGGAGGAAACGGTTCCGTAAGCTCCGGAGATTGGGCGGACTATCTGTATATGGCATCGGGTATAGCAAATGGAGTTGATTTTACTACTTATGGAAGTATTGAGCCTTCTTGGAGTGCTATCTCCGGATCAAGTTTTACAGACAATAAATTTAGAATTATCTCTGTTCGAGGAGCAGCAAGTGATGCTTCTCGTGTAGCAACTGGGAGTTCTCCATTAGGTGCAGGAGATACTACAATTATTGGTAATGTTGCAAAGGATGGAACAAACTCAAGGTTAACGGGCGGCCTTGGTATTACTGGAGGTACTATATATCTAGTCGGTAATGTAGATGCAAGCACAATTACTTCAACAAATCTTATCTCGAATAATTTTGAAGCAGAATCTAATTCAGCATATTATTTAGCTCCTGCAGGTACCAATATTTCTTTAAACGTAGCGGGGTCGATTGTAGCTGCTGGTAGTGCTACCGCTGATCACTTCAAGTATGGCAACACAACAACAACTGCAACGAGTAAAACTCTTGCTGCCGGAGAATTTTGTACAGTAACTGCTGCTACTCAAACAATTACACTCCCCGCGACCCCAAGTGCGGGAGATAATGTAACAATCAGTGTAGGAGACTTTACAGATACAATAATTGCAAGGAATGGAGTAAATATAATGGGACTTGCGGAAAATTTAACAATAGATGTCGCAAATGCAGGAATTACACTTGCATATAGTGGCGATGCAACACAAGGATGGAGGATTATATAAAATGAGTACTTTAACAGGATTAATTAGTGGCGGTGGCGGTGGTGGAGGTATAAACTCTGTACAGCGTATTTTTAAAAGCCTATACTATGCAGGTACTAGTTTTGGAAATACTATAACTGCTGTAGACTTAGATAAAACATTTTTATCTATTGGAGGGTGGTCTGATGAAAGCAGAAACGTAGCTTGTCGACTTAATTCAACAACAAATGTACAGATGTATTTAAGAACACAGAGCGTTGGTAACCCTGCTGGATACGCGGCAGTAGAGGTAATTGAATATGCTTAAAGTTATAGAATGTCTGCCCAGTATGGATAATTTAGTTATATGTTTTAAAGAAGTAAAAACAGGATATGCTCTTCAAGACAATGAGTATATTGTGGATTTCGACTTTGAAGAATCTCTTTTTACAAAAAACTATAATGTAAGTACAGGAGAACTGATAATAAATAATAATGTTATAGTAGATAGGGAAATTTTTTGGAGAAATTCTGAATTAGAGAGAACGGATTCTTTAATGCTTTTACCAGATTACCCTTACAAAGAACAATTGACGGTATATCGCCAAGCATTACGAGACTGGCCTTCTACACCAGAATTTCCGAATACACGGCCGGTAGGGCCATAAATAGAGTAATTTTACTCAATTAATCTCAGAAGGAGAATTTTATGCAATACACTTGGGAAGTCACAGGACTTAAAACAACCGCAGATGGCGGCGTAGTACAAACTTATTGGAAAAAGATAGGTACAGATGAAAATGGAAGAGTTGGAACATTTTCTGGAGCTACTCCATTTGAAGTAGATCCTACGGATCCGAATTATATTCCATTTGATAATTTAACAGAACTCGATGTCCTTGGATGGATAAGAGATGTAGTTATTGATGGGTATGAAAGACACGTAAATGAGCAAATTCAAAAACAGATTGATCTACAAACAATTGTAAATGCTCCACTACCTTGGGTAAGTTCAGAAGATATTCCGTCTGAACCATAAAGAAAAGGGGCTTAAAGCCCCTTTTTACTACTCACCCTCTGGTGCAGGATTTTCTACTTTATCAATCTCTACTTTTAAAGCATCCATAAATCCTCGATTTGCCATTTCAAGTTGATCTACCCGTGCACGAGCTCCCTGTACTTGTTGCTGCAAATCTTGAATTTGAGCGATACAGTATCTTGCTGCTTCAGATAAATCTTCGATGATGTAGCTTTTATCGTCGATTGTAATTGTAGGTTTTTCTTGTGTTTCCATTCTAAGGTTCCTTATTTAAAGATATCTTGCCAGTTGCCAGTGGTACTTGCGCGCGCATACTCAGTGGCTCTGTTTTCAAAAAAGTTAGTGTGTTCCACTGCATTTAACATATAATCTAACCAAGGCAGTGGGTTCTCAGTAGATTTAAATATTTTCTTCATTCCAAGACCAAGCAGTCGACGATCAGCAATATAACGAATATATTCTTTCACTTCTTCCGCCGTAAGATCTGGAATCTCAGCCCCTTCAAAACAGAGATCAATAAAAGCATCTTCGAGTTCTACAGTGCGCTCTGCTGCGCAGTAAACCTCATACTTTAATTCATCATTCCATAGCTCAGGGTTTTCTTGAACAAAGGTACGAAACAGCTGGCTCATGCCTTGTACATGAAGAGTTTCATCACGAATACTCCAGGTTACAATCTGTCCCATTCCTTTCATCAAGTTATGGCGAGGAAAGTTTAGCAGAATCGCAAAGCTACTAAATAACTGTACGCCTTCTGTAAAACCGCTGTAAATCGCCATTGTTTTTGCAATGTTCATCTTCGTATCCATACCAAAGTTTGATAGGTACTCATGCTTATCTAACATTGCCTTGTGCTCGAAGAACTTCTGATAGATATCATCATCGAACCCAAGTGTTTCAAGCAGCAAAGAGTATGCTTCCTGATGTACTGCTTCCATTGCGGCAAAAGCAGAAAGCATCATTCGTACCTCTGGCTGCTTAAAAGTTGGTAGATAGTGCTTGGCATAGCCACAGCACACATCTACATCAGCCTGCGTAAAAAACGTAAATAAAGAGTTTATGAGCTTTTTATTTTCAGGGCTTAACTTTTCACGATAATCTCTTAAATCATCTGCAAGGTTCACTTCATCGGGTAACCAGTGCATATGCTGTTGAGTTTTATAATGCTCAAAAGCCCACGGATAACTAAACGGTTTATAATATTCTCTTTCTTCCAATAAATTACTCATTCTAGCCCTCACACGCTAAACATGCGCCTTCGTCTGTACTTTCAACGACCATTTGTCTTAAAGCAGCATCTGAAACAGTTTCTGCTCTCTTATATGCCTCACTACGTAAGTAGTATAACGTTTTTACTTTCTTTTTCCAAGCCATCATATGAACTGCATGTAGCTCCTGCTTCGATACGTTTGCGGGAAAAAACACATTCAATGACTGACTTTGACAAATTTCTTTCTGTCGATCAGCAGCAAGATCAATCACCCAACGCTGATCAATCTCAACAGCAGTTTTAAATACGTCTTTCGTGTACTCGTCCAAAAAGTCAAGATGCTGTACGCTTCCGCCATTTGTTACAATACTACGCCATACCTCATCATTGTCCATCTCTAAGTCTTGTAAAATTGCTTCTAAATACTCGTTCTTCTGAAGGCTAGTTCCGCTTTTAGTTTTTTGAGCAAATGCATTGGCACGGTAAGGCTCAATACTAGGAGAAGTATTACCACAGATAATGCTACTACTAGCATTTGGAGCAATAGCCAAAAGATGGCAATTACGCATTCCAGTGCCGACTGCATCAGGTGCTTCCCCACGTCTGGCGGCAAGCTCCCTTGACGCAGCGACTGCACTAGACTTGATATGCTTAAACATAGCCATATTACGGCTCTTCGCGATTGCACTCTCAAATGGAATGAGATGTCTTTGTAAGTAAGCATGAAAACCCATTGCCCCCAATCCGATACTTCGCTCGCGTTCTGCACTAAATCGTGCTTTCTCTAGCTGAGACGGAGCGTTGTTAATAAAATGTGTAAGAACATTATCAAGCATTCGCACTAAATCGGGAATAAATTGCTCATTCTCACACCACTCATCATACTCTTCCAAATTCACGCTTGAAAGGCAACAAACCGCAGTACGCTCTTCGTTTGTTGGTAGAGTAATTTCACTACATAAGTTTGACTGTCGAGCAACTAAGCCTAGATCTTTCTGACACTGTGGCAGTGCTTCTTGTACAGTATCACCAAACATAATGTAAGGCTCACCAGTTTCCACACGGTTTTGGATCAATTTGACCCAAAGTGCTTTTGCTGATACAGTCTTTGTGACTTTCTTACTATGAGGATCTACGAGATCCCAAGAATCGTCAACATTTGGCTCCATAGTGCATCGTTCAATGATCTCCATGAAGCGATCAGAAAGAACAACACCGTGGTGAAGATTAGTAGACTTACGGTTAATATCTCCACCAGTAGGCTTTCTGATGTCAAGAAACTCCTCAATCTCTGGATGAGAGATGTCCAAATACGCTGCATAGCTGCCTCTCCTTGTTACACCCTGGGAGAAAGCGAGCATCTCCGCGTCAACTACTTTTAAGAAGGGAATTACGCCAGTACTCTCCGACCCCGCTGAGGTTTTACTACCTACGGAACGGACGTTATCCCAAGAACCACCAATCCCACCACCGACACTTGAAAGAAAAGCATTTTCTGTATAATGGTCAGTGAGACCAGTCCTGCTGTCTTCCACATAATTAAGGAAACAACTGATAGGTAGGCCCCGAGAAGTCCCACCATTAGAAAGAATAGGTGTTGAAAACATAAACCAAAGTTTACTAGCATAGTCATACAACCTCTGTGCGTGGGCTTCATCATCAGCAAATGCAACTGCTGCACGTGCAAAAGCCTGCTGAGGAGAAGTCTCTCCATCTACCATATAGCGATCTCTCAGAGTTTTAATACTAAACTCTGATAAGTAGCGATCTCGCCGTAAATCAATATTAACCTGCATTCATTACCCTCTCAATATCAGCCAAATTTTCGGCTCCAATTGCGTCATCGCAATATGTTATTAAATCCATTAGTTCATAGTTTGTAAGAAGCTGTTCTGCATTCTCATTTAACGCTTGAATATATTTATACTTACTATTTATAGGCAAGGCATTATAAATATCCATTGCATCGCCGTATTCTTTGATTAACTGCTCCGCTCTCTTGGGTCCAATGCCGGGTATTCCTGGAACATTATCGCCTTTATCGCCAGTTAAGCACTTGAGAGAGATATACTCATCTGGAGTTACATTGTAGTGCTCGTGCCAGTTATCAAGTCTTACTTCTTTTCGTGTTACATAAGAGAATCTACCAACGTTCTCTTGTATCAGCAAATCCCAGTCTCGGTCGCTTGAGATCAGCCAAATATACTCTAAGTTATACTTTTCTTTTTCTTTTACAAGGTGAGCTGCAAGATCGTCTGCCTCTACACCTTTGTAGCGAAGAACCGTATAATCTTCAGCTAACAAATCCAGAGATGCCTCGAACTCTTCGAAGAACTCTTCAAAGGCGATTCTTTCTTCCTCTGATTGTTCAGCGAACTTATCTTTTCGATTCTGTTTATACTCTGGATGTATTTCTTTTCTGTAGCTACTGCTACCCCAATCTGCCGCAATAATAAGCCGCTTACAATCATAAGATTTTGCTAAGCTCTCTACCGTTCTTTGATATTCGTATCGAAAATCTGAACGACCCTGATGCTTCCAGCGAAACGCTAAGTTTAAAGCATCGACTATTAGTGTAGCGTTTGGTTCATCATTTACTATTTTATCTGTAAAATTAAACGCCATTTAAAAATGCCACCTTTTCTCTCTCAAGCCAGGGTTCCGCTAAAGTAACGTAACATCCTAGCCAATTTATGTACATATATTCGCAATGTTGTGGCTCAATCGCAGTAACTACAAAGACCTTTGACCGGTTATATTTGAAAAACAATAAAGGCTCCTGGTTTCCGCCTTCTGCTTGTATTACTACTTTTTTCCACCAACGAATAAGATTATTTGTTTTTTGTGCTGTAAACATCTTGTCACACAAAGGAGACTCTGAGTAATTCTTTACTTCGATACAGAAACGATTCTTTTCGTTTGGTACATACAGATCACCTTTTAAGTATTCAAGAGCGCCAGAAGCTGGCACTCTCTCAAACTTATAGCCTGTAGCTTCTCGAAGCATGTCACGTACTAGATATTCTCCTCGTGCACCTTTTGCTCGGCTGTCAACCATACATCTACTTCTACTTTCTCAGGGGTTTCCTGATGCTTGGCCTGGGGCCGTTCTAAATTAGCTAATTCTTGTTCTAATTCTTGATTCCACGCTTTACTCATTTGAAAGATTCTGCGCTGTGCTGCAAGTCGATTCATTACTTCTCCAATCTGCTTAGGTTTTCGTCTTTTACAACTTCTACCTTGTCCAACAAAGGGTGTGACCATCCGTGGCTTACAACATAAGTATTTAACTCATCTTCCTCTAGCAAGACTTCGACGAGTTTCTCTCGTCCGGTCTCATCTAATACGTTAATTACCTCATCAAGAAATAGAATGTTTAATCGAGACTTCGATATACTACTCATCAACTTCCGTATTGCGATAAGAGTAGCCGTGTTGACCCTAGCCAACTCGCCAGAAGAAAGAGCAAGAATATCCACATTGTTGCCGTTGTCGGTAATCTCCACGTTGAGCTTGTCGTTAGAGACAACAAAAGCCAAAGTAAAGCGCCCGTCAGATAGCTCAGCAAGATAATAGTTAGCAAGTTCTTCTAGCTCCTTCACAAGATTCTCAATCTTATACGCAATTAGTCCGTTTGTGCTAAATGCTTTCTTTAATACCTCAAGATTGGATGAAATCTTCTGTTCTTCTGTGAGAAGCTCGGTTGCAGACTCTAAATCATCTTGAAACTTTTGAGTCTGCTCAAGAATTACTTCGATTCTTGTGTTGCGTCTCGCTCTTTTTTCATTCTCTGTTGTGATCTGTGCCAAGCGCTCTTTTGCTCTTCCCAACTCATCACGAATTCCTCGTGCGCGTTCCTCAAGCTCGTCTTTATCCAAGATGCTTGAGGGAAGGCTTGAGTCAACGCTTCGGTAAAGATCTTCCCATTCTCTTTGCAATTTTGTACGGCGTTCGTACTGTCGATTGTTTTCTTTAATTCGTTCAATTTCTTCTCGAATAGCAGCATTTCGTTCCTCTGCCTCCTTTAATTTTGTAGACTCTTCCGTAATCAAACTTTGTTTGAAACTAGAGTTCACGGCTTGCTCACAAGTAGGACAATGATCTCCTAGTTTGTTTAGCTTTGCTAAGAGCCGCTGAGACCCCGCTACGGCTTGTTCAATACTGCCTAACTCTGACTGAAGTTTATCGTAAGATAATTTTTCAGTTGCTTCAATCTTTTGTACTTCATCAATATTAATCTTACTCAACAGATTTTTGTACTGATTATTCTGTAGAATTTTTTTATTTTTTTCTGAAATATTTTGAATTTCTATCGTAAGATCACGCAATTGCTTGTCGTCATCTTCCGTCTCAAATGATACTTCCAGCATGGGTAGTATGGTAGTATCACTTAATTTATTATCTTCTAACCATTTATTAATCGTTGCGAGTTTGGATTCAATTGAGGATAGATTCGTAGAACTTTTTCTCGCTTCATCCTTAAATAATTCAAACAATCTCACATAGTTATCTAAATGTAAAAGATCAATTAAAAACTTTTTACGGTTTGTATCAGTTGCAGTCAAAAATTGTAGACTTGTATTTGTGTTCTGATATACTAACTGCGAAAAAGTTTTAAAATCTACACCAAGTATTTCTTGTAAAGTCTTATAAGTATTTGTAGCCGTATGACTACTAATATCTTCATCATTCTTTAATAACTTTAACTTGATGTTTGTTTTACGATCAATATGAATCTCATACCGATCTTCATCTTTTGTAAAAGACAAAAAGATATTATAACCATTATTCACATAACGATTTGGAATATCTGCTTTCTTTATACCTTTTGAGTTTTTGTTGTACAGTGCTTCTTCAATAATTAACGGTATGGACGACTTGCCCATACCGTTTGTTCCAATTATCTGAGTGACTGTATTTTCACTTAAATCGAGTTCATTGTTTGGGCCGTAGCTAAAACAGTTACTCCATTTCAACTTTTGAAGCGTAATCATTAAACAGTCCTATAATTTCAGGTATTCGTGTGTCTGGTATTTCTAAGATATATTGCAGATATTCTGCAAGCTCTTCCTGAATGGACATGTCTTTATCCATTACCAGTGCTGCTTCTGTATTTCTCTTTACTACTTTTTTATCAAGAAGGTCTGAGTTTTTTATCGAAGCAAGCTCTTGTATATCTCCTTCAATTTCATAAATCGTGTGGTGGTAGTCAGTTGGAACCATTTCATCTGGGGACTTTACAGTTTTTCGTATCAACTGCGGTAAGTCAAACGGATCCCATCTCCAACTCCAATCATTTGGATTTATGAGTAGATACCCCGTTGAGACCTCATTTCTATGAAATGAAGTAGTCATTGGGCTGCCTGGATATACTATGTTACGCTGTGTATTGCTATGTGCGTGAAGATCTCCTGCGAAAACAACGGGAAAGTCCTCAAACTTTTCTAGGCTTATCTCTGGTTTTACGTGCGGAGGTATCTCACCACGAACATGTGTAAACAGCGGTTTTGTTGT